CAAGTTCCTTCTTTAAACTTTCAGATTGTTCTTGAGCTTGCATTGCCGCTACGGTTTGCACTACGGCATACACGTCTGGATACTTACTCTTAAACTCCTCTAGTTCGTCTGGACTTTTTGGAAGTTTGATTGAAGGGTCTAAATCCATCTGCTGTGCAGTTGTTTTCAAAGCTTCTTTCTCGTTCTTCCATTCTTGTAGTTTATTGTCATAATGTTTCTTTAGATCATCATAACGTTTTTTGTAGTCGTGTTCAGGACTCTCTTCCTGCTTAGTTTCCACAAAACCTTCCTGTTGGGTAGCTTCTTCTTGAGTGCCAACGTCTTCTTGTTTTGCTTCTACTACTTCATCATCCTCATCTTCCTTATCAACTTCCTCTCGGTACTTGTTTTTGTAAAGATTTGGATTGTTAATCACTCCAAAGGAGTCATTGGGTTTAAATGCTCTCGCACCTCTTACTTGTTTTGCCATTGTTTTTTACCTCATAATATGCAGTGCCACATGGCTGCGGGTAGCTGCTTCGGTTTGTCAGGGCCACTTATGTGGGTAGCTGACGAATTATCTGTAAAACGAATCAGGTTGTCCCATCGTTTCACTTGATATTCTTCCACCTTTTTCGGGTGTTCTACTATAAAAGTCGTGATCTCCTATAGTTGTAAAATATTCGTTTCTTTTATTTGATTTTAATCTATTTGATGCTTCGCCTACCCTAGCATAAGTAAATACATCGTCTCTTAATTTATATCGCTCCATATCAGGCTCAGTCTCTAAAGCATTATCGGCGGCATCTAAAGCTCTTTGCCAATACTTATTGTTTAACATCTCGGACAGTCTTGGCTTTAGATACTTAGGCTCAAGACCTTCGTAAGAAAACATTTTACTTCCACTGCCTTTATTTGATCTTGCTTTTAATACATCTTTTAATGTATTTTGATTTTTAAATGAATATGTTTTATCTTTTAATCTGTTTAAAGCAGTTTCACCTATTCCTCTCATAGCATCTGGAGAATCTTTAGACGCATATGATTCAGCAAATATCATCATAGCTAGTGCATCTCTGTTAGGTAAAGTATCTATTGCTTTTTCTACTGAACCTCTAGTTATGTTACGTTTAGATATAAGATCTTGTATAACTTTTTTAGTCTTAGGATTTATTGGCTCAAGTACATTTACTCCATATTTTTCTTCAATGTTGCCACCTTCTTGCATACTTATAAAACCACCTTCTGCTACCTGTCTAGCTTGTGGTTTTTCTTGTTCTTCAGATTCTTCTTGTCTACGTGCTACTTCTCTTTTGCCACGATTATTTATCTTTTCTAATCTATCGTATCCTATAACTTTAGCTATCTCAGGTGGTACAACAACTTCTCCACGTGAGATCATTATTTCAACTTGTTCTTTACTAGGTACTTTAGCTGCTTGAGCAGTTCTGTCTGTTCCTGCATCTGTATCTGCTTGAGCAATTATCTCATAAGCTTCGATCAACATTTGTTTTATATCTTCTTTACCTGCAAACTCTACAGCAGGTGCGTTGATTACAAATGTTCCTTCAGGTACTTCTTTAGGTATATCGTCGGCTATGGTTTGTTGTTCAGTAAACTGGTCTGGTGGTCCTCCGATGAATCCCATTTCAGTTGATGGTGCTTGTTGTTGTGCAGGATCGCCACCCATTTGCATGCCTACTTTTCCCCCATCATTGAATCCGTACCCCATATCTGATGAATTAGGGTCACTTGCATCAGGGCCACCACTGCTATCACTGCTATTGTCATCACTATTGCTGTAACCATACCCACTATCTATGCTACCTAAACCACTCGTAGCTGTATCTGTTGTTCCTAGACTGCCAGAAGAGGTATTAGTGCTACTATTATCATCGCCTGTACTAAATACACCCGTCGAACTAAACTGTGAACCTGCGGGAGCTGCACCAGTTGGTTTACCTGTTGTAGGATCATACGATGAATAACCTACTCCTGCTTGAGCTGCTTCAGTTGGACTACCAAACGTATCTACACTTATAGTAGATGGATCACTTATAACACTTGTAGCTCCAATGCCACCAAACGGTTCTACGGCTTCTGAATAAGCTTTCGCTTCTTCCATGTCAGCCATAAACTGACTAGGTGAGTACTGGTGAATATCGGGTACATTTACACCAGTATAAGTCAAGCCACCAAATATCCCCGGCTCAACACTAACTAGACTTCCACCATAATATCCCTGTGCGTATCCCGGAACTCCTTGTGCTACTTTGTCTGCAACGCTATAATGCGTTGACATTAAGGACTGAGACACTTGTCCAAGCAATCCACTTCCCATTGCAACGTTTTGTCCGTACGGATCTTGCATTGAAGGACCAATTACTCCTGAGATTGCTCCGAATACAGGACCACTAAGTACACCCGCTATATTTGCTGCTGTTTTTGCTGCTCCCATTTGTCCTGCCATAGCCAGACCTAAAGGTGCTGTCTGCATTACTCCTTGTGCTACTGCATCAGTAGAAAATCCTGCAATCGCCGCACCAACTGGATTAGACTGTGCAAAATCAGCTTTAGCTCTGTCCATTTCTGTTTCAAATGCCACCTGCCCTACTGTTTGCCCTGTACCTACTCCTGCAATATCCATCATCTCTTGTGCATCAGCTATGGATTGGGATGGACCTGTGGCTGATATACCCGAAGCTCCCAAACCACTCATATCTGCTACTTGAGTACCAATAGATGTAACATCACTAGACTCAGATTCTTCTTCTCTTTTTTCTAGAGATGTTTCGACATCAATATTGTTTTCTTCCAAAGCTTGCTTAGATCGTCTTCTATTTCTAGCTCGACTTAGTAAAAAATCAAATTGTTGGTTTCCAGTACTAAATGCCATTATTGCTTTTGACTTTCTCTACATTACTCTTCAAACTGAGGAGCGTTTCCAGTAAAACCAGCTTCCCCTGCAGCTGGCGTAGCTCCGACTCCGATTGTGCCATCGCCAGCCCCTTGACCGTTAGATCCTTGAGGTTGAGGAGGTACTCCTCCAGCCCCGCCCATATCTGGGGATTGTTGACCAGTGGGGCTACCTTCACCGCCTGTTCCTTGTTGAGCATTCTGTTGCATTCCTTTCAATATCTCTGCGTAAATCTGTGCTTCGTTTACGTCGTTGACTAAACTATCTGGATCAATATCTTGTGATATAGCCAACTCTCTCATTAAATTCGGTATCTTAACAAACGGTGCTAATGTTGGGTTCATCACAGTTTGCAACAAAGCAGTTAATCTTTGACTTCGTACCTCTTTTTGCATCACTGCAGCTACCCCACGAGGTTTGATCTCAAGATCTCCCTCAATGTCATCTGCATCGTCGTTGAACTGCATGTTCCATTGAAAATAAGCTTCACCCATTGGTTTCAGTAGATAATCGTCGATGTTCTTTATAACTGTTTTCATAGACAAACCTGCAGAACCCATCAACATAGATAAACCTGAAGCGGTACGTCCTGTTCCTGTTACACCTGTCTGTCCGTGCATAATTGATGGTATGCCTGTTTCTTCATCTGCTAACTGGCGAGATATTTGATACATCTGTATGTTTTCGCCTGCAGTGTTTGGAAATTTAAGACCATTGATTGCAGTTCCAGTAACCCCAGATTGTCTGCGGAATATCTTTCCGGGGAATATGTCCATGTTTTGTCCGGGAACTAAACTTGCTTCATCTACGTCAAATACAAGATTACCTGCAAGTGCTAAGTTGTCAATAGCCATTCTTACGTGACCATTCATAAGCATCTGTGCATCTTCCATATTTTCTGCTACACCAACACCCCACATTTGATAGGGATTGACTTCGTATGGAAATACTTGATAAGGTATTCTTGACGGTGTAAATGGATTAAGAACACATCTAAGTATCATTGTGCCACAAACCCATACGTTTACAGGTATTTGATCTAGCTCTGATATTCCTTGAGGTAGCTCTAGTCCTGCTTCATCAGCAAACTTAGCATCAATTACACCCCAATACTCAAGAACTTCAAATCTATTTTCCTGATAGTATGGCTCAGTCTCATCTTCACGAATAGTATCTTCGTAGTACTTATCTTCGTAGTTAGGACCTTTTGCAAGACACTCTTCTACGGCTTCCATGTCGAAATGAGGTCGCTGTGATAAAGCACGAAGTTGTTGCCTATTCATGCGATGTCTTTGTATCACGTATTCACAGTCATCTATACTTGTAGCTGCTGGATCGGGATGAAAATCCCACACGGATACAGACTCTATTTTAGGCACTGCCTTTTCGTAAGGCATGTACTCCCTGTTACCTTCTTCATCTCTTTGCCACTTGTGTACTTTCTTGTTAAAGTTGAAAGGACCTTTAACAATTCCTGTACCAAGTAGAGATGCTTCAAATATAGCATGTCGGAATACATTAACTGCATTTGTATCGAGCAGTTGATCGTGGATCATCTGTTCCATTTTACGTGCAGCTTCACCAGATGGACTTATCTGAGGTTCTCCTACTTTTGAAGGACCTTCGACAAGAGGTGCATTCGGAAATTTGTCAGCCATACCACCTAAGAAATCCATAGGTGTTGCTTGAGTTGCTCCCGGAGGTAGTTCTCTACCATCTCCCTCGTAGCCATACATATCTTGTGGCGGAGGTGGTGGTGCTACCTGATCAGCAGGAGTTTCCAAATGAGCAAACTTTGCTATACCTTCTGGTACGGGTGTATCTTCTACAACAATAGGAAACTTCTTGTTGGCAAATAATATGTCAACAATCTGCCCATATGCTGCAAGAACTTTGGTTTTGGTTATTCTGACAAATACTTTTGATCGTTCAGAATCACGATATTGTGTACTTGAATCGTAGATACCACGAAAGTTTTTATAGGCTTGTAGCCATCTATGTTCGTGAGAACGTCTACCGTTTTCAGAATCCTCAAGCCTATTTTTTATATATCCTGCAAGTCCGGGCATGATTGTCCCTGCATTGGACATAGCTGTAGGTTTATCGGATTCTTCGTCTGAATTTAAAAAGTTGTCAGCCATAAATAAGTCCTAGCCAAAGTAGTTTTTGTCGTCTGCCATAGTAAAGAATGCACTTTCAACAGTCGGCTTTGACTGCTTCTTTGGCATGTCAGATTGTAAATCGTAGTTTTCGATTGATGTAGTAAAGTCTGCACCTTCACGAGTTAATTGATCTGCACCCATTTGATCATCGACTGAAGTCTTGTCGCTGTTCATTATGTATGCGGCACCATAGTTGTAGTTGTTGTTTGGCATTGTTGTCTCCTATATACCAGTTACATAATACCCTGTTCATCAGGGATATCCTTACGTAGAAGATCACTCATTTGTTGATCCATTGCGTAACTCATTGGATTCGTTGTAGCCATGTCTTGCTTAGATGTTTCTAAGCCCATAGATGTCATATTTGCGTATTGATCGTCAGATATAGTTCTGTATTCTGCTGTCGGATCAGTAGCTTCAAGCTCAGAGCCTGCACCTGCAGGGCTTGATTGCATTGCAAATCCTACTGCAGCTCCCGGGCCTGTTCCTAATCCTTTTTCAAGCAACAATTCACTTGCCATAGCTGTTCCAGCCCCCATTGGGTCTTGTACAAGTTGCCGAACTGTTTCTACTCCTAATGCACCTGCAAGTACTTTCACTCCTTTGTCTGACAGCACATCCCACGCTTTATCAAACGCAGATTTAGCCTTGTCACTAAGTTCAATTGGAGATCCTTTTGGTGGTATCTTCTTCTTAGGTGTTTTTGTTGGTTGTACATCTTGAGTAGCCGTTAGTTCACTCATTTGTTCATTTAAAGCTTGTAGTTTTGCTACCTGCTTTGTAAGATTACTTACTTTACCTTCAACCTTCTTGCTGAGTATACTTGCAGTTTTATTTACGTCTGCTGCTGTTCCTTCAACTTGTAAAGTTGTATCTCTAGCTGTTTGTGATAGTATATCAGTAGGAGCAGAGAAAGGAATTACTGAGCTTTCCTTAAAGAAGTCTTCGTTAAATCCATAAGTTTTGTATAAATTTTTTGGACTTACTTGATTGATGTCCTGAAGATACATGTTACCAAATTCTTCAGAAGCTCTTTGAACCACACTCATTTTTCTTCGTGATTGTCTGTCAACCTTATAGTGGGTTAATCCTACATCTCCTTTTGTAGAATGCCCTAAAACTACGTTTGCTACCCCTGCACCCTCTGACTCATTTATTGCATCAAATACATTCTTTCTCAAGTCAGATATTGTAAATGGTATTTTTTTATTTGTCTTTTGGTCTGTAATTTCCAAGCCCATTTCGGACATGGTTTCATTCATAGTGTTATTTATAAGTGTTCTTAAACTAGCTTCACTTTGCTTAAACAATTTTACAGATTTACTGTCCCCCATTCTTCCTTTAGCATCTGTTCCAAGATCAGCAAGTATGTCTTGAGCTAAAGATGGTAACTGGTAGTTTGTTCTCTGACCTTTGTTACTTATGCCATAAAGAGTGTTTGATCCGGGGTCAAGTGTTCCATAAGGTGAATCTTCAATTGCTTCACCAACTGTAAGATTAACCAAATCTCTGTTTCGTATTCCTAACAGATGCTTCAACTGAAGCAATGCTACCGCTTCTTTGTTACCTTTTAACTTTAAGGTTGTAGCGTGTATTGCCTTGTTCAAATCCTCTATAGATGGAAGAGTAATCTTTTTCGCAGCAGCTTCACCTCTTGGCTGAGTAGCTTTTTCAAATCTTAGCTTGGTAGGATCACCTTTTACTTTTGCAACTCGGATAGTTCCCTTACCTGCTTCAAACCTATTAGTGTAAGGATAATCGAAATCTTCGCTTGCTGCTAACTTAGTAAGACTACTTTCAACCTTACCTAATGTCAGATAGTCTGGACTACTAGCAACCTTGTTAAAAATATCGTGTTTATCTCTGTCGCCAATACTATCCCAATTGTCAGATAAGTTAAATCCTGCATCTTGTAACTTTTTTAACAATGCAGTAGGTTGACCATTATTTTGATATAACTTCACATCAGGACGACCTAACTCAAAAGCTTCAGCTATTGTTAAGTTTCCATCTTTTAATTTTTGTAGTAGTTCATCCATTTGTTTTAGTATCCAAATGTTTCATTTTGGACTTGATAGACCTGATTCTTGATGCCATTAAGCGTTTGATGAATCGCCGCATAACCTGTCATCCTTGTCATTAACATATACCTCAACGCATCGTATGCGTGGTCTTCTGCTTTTGTGTCCACGTCTTCGCTGTTAGTCTTGGAAAGAGGAATTGCTGCCAATTGCTTGACAGTGTTGCTACAATTAGAAAACACTCGTAATCTCGGTTCGTTTGTTCTTGGGTCATCTGCAAGCCTACGATGAATTTCCATTTTACCTTGTATTCTATTTCGATCTGAGGGAGTCCAACGAACTCCACATCTCATCATTGTTTCAGCTATAGAAGGACCAAAGCCTGTCTTGTTCCAACATGATGAGTCTAATACTGTGTAGTGAGGTAACGGATCTAATTGTTCCGCTTCTAGTATTCTATCGGCTAATTGCTCCGCTGTCAACTGTTTTACGTATAATTCTCTATAAATCCAGATATTATTATCCCAATCAATAGCACCCCAAAGAACGCAAGAAGGACTCGCATACCCGTAGTCAGCCGCCCTGATGCGGGGCCAGTTGGTAGGTAAGTCAAAACTTTCCACAACATGTTTCGCTCTGCTAAATTCTGGAAAGGCTGCACCATCGGCTACATCCCAATCCCCTTCAAGTAATCTTTTCCGTTCTATCTCTGGTAGTGAACGAAGCATAGCTTCATATTGTCCATCAGCCATAAGGAACGGGTTGTCTGTTAGACGTGCAGGAATAAACCTACGATAAAATAAAGGTTGTCCTTCCTTTTCGTGTCCTTGCGGCCACAAGAAAGGTTTACCTGTTTC